GGTATCACCCAATGCTGCATTGCTGTCGTAAATATAAACCCTATCTCCCGAATTTGAACCTTCAAAACTAACACCGTAGACGGTGCAAGCACCTGAAACAATAGTGCCATCCGCTCTAAGAAAAGCTGTCTTTTTCGGATATTCCTTGACACTTGCACTACCATCACTGTCCACTTCCTGAGTGTCGCCACTTGATACATCGGTTACCGCAACAGTTGAGTTAATGTTATCGTTAAATTGAGCCTTACGTGCATTAGTTGCGGCATACGCAGAAAAACAACAACCGAATATAACCAAGAGGCAGACAATAAAAAGTTTCTTCATCATCTTATTTCCTCCTGATTATATTGTGCCTGGGTTAGGTGAAATACACTTACAGATTACCAAGCTCGGACTCTTTCCGCGCCGTTTGTCAATCCTAGCCTTGTGGCCGTAATAGGCCTCAATGCCAAGGCCGATCTGCGCGCCATAGTCGTCGTTATCGCCTATAGGCGTTGCATCCTCAGGGAATGCCCTGAAAATCGCCTGCGCCCCGAAACCGATTACCGATGCGACATTTCTCTGTGTTACAAGTTTCCCTGCCGTATGATTTGCAGAAGTCGTACTCGATGCACCTCTCGTCAGACCCGTAAAAGTTGAGACTGTTTTGGCGGTATAAGAAATAATCTCATCTTCTATCTGCAAAGAACCACTATCCGCGAAGAAAAGGGTATAGTTGGCTTTGGTGTTACTATTGCCTGCTACCCCTACTACGATGGATGTTCCCGCGGTTATTAGAGTCGCAGATAGAGTTGTTTCAGGTCTTAAAGGCGTGCCTTGAGGTATCTGTAACAAAGAATAATATGGATAAAGCACCATATTACGGAAGATACCCACCGCACCCTCAAACAATGGATGCATATCCTTTGAACCTTTGAACCTTTCCCATGCCTCTTTTACAGTATTGACGAATGTAGTATTCTGGTTCAGGTAATATTCCTCCATTTCGCCGTAAGCAATGCCGTAAATAGGGATGGTTCTGCCGTTTGATTTAGTTACCCGCAAGGGAATTGCACCTTGACGGATAAGGGCCATACGAAGAAGATTAATCTCGGTTGGGCCGAAATAATCGCCGTCAGTCGAGTTAAGCGTCGCTTCACTAGTCTTACCGTTTGCATAGATGGTATCCGTAGTAGTGCTTCCAGTTATAGAAATAAACACATCGTTGTCTAACTTTCTGGACCACCAATCTTTTAAGAGAGACCTTGCGGTCTGGACTTCATCAAAATTGGCTTGCTTTGTGGATTTCTTGGATACCGCAACAGCATGCCTTACGATGTCAGCGGTTACTGTGAATGAACCGACTCCGAGTTTCTCCTCTTGACCTTTTAAGACACTTTCCCCTGTAACCCCTGTCCCCATTAATTGCTCAATGGTATTAAAGGTTATCTTGTCGCCTTTTTCCTTCAGGGGGCCTGTCTTGTCGATTACAGGCATGAAGGAACCTTCCTTACCTGCCAAGGAACCCCAGAATGACTCGCAGTTGCCATCATGAACGATACCGATTGCCCAGAATTCAGGTATGCAAGAGTCAATCTCCGCAATCCCGGTAACATTCATTTCGGTAGTCCAATCACCACGTTCATCAAGGAGTATGGCAAGTAAGAATTTTCTAAGATGTTTTAACATAAACTTCCTCCCTCTATTTTTTACTCTTTTGGTCTATTGACCATTTATCGTATTCAACTTTCTTCTCCGGCGATAATGCCAGATACTCCGCTTGAGATAAGGTATGCATCCCACCTGCTCCTGTTCCAGTACCACCACCAATGACAGGACCAAGGATTTTCTTTCCATCCTTGCCTATCTTTACGCCTTCTTTCTTGGCGGCGGCTATCATCTGCGGGATGAGGTTTAGTTCTTTGGCGGCTCGAAGTGCGGCTGACAACTGCTTTAATGGGTTCTTGCGATAATCGGTTTCCCATATTTCAGTCGCCCTATCATAGAATACTTGGTTGAATTCAGGATTGGTTGCCTTTCCACTCGAGTCAAACTTCGGCTCTAATTGCGGGAAGTAATCAATCATTAGTTCTTCAACCTCTGTTTTCTCTGACATAAACTGCTGCATCTTCTGCCTGTGTTCTTGGGTTGTGCGTTCTCTGCCTTCATAGGACTCATCAAAGACATCCTGAACCAACAGTCGCATTGCCTCAAGAACCTTACCATCAAACATCCCTTTGTGTTCATCTGTAAAACGGAGTTTTCTTTCAGCTGGTTTGGCCACCTCAAGGCGTATCTGCCCGTTCTCATCCTCAACTGCCCGGATGCCGGACGTTTCAAGGGTCTTTCTTAATGATCCAAGATTTCTCTCGGTTAATCCAGACTTGGTCTTGAAGTTGTCAAAATCGCCTTTTTGTTTGGTAAAGGCCTCAAACAGCTTTGTTGCGGCTTCGTTCGGGTCATCGCCGAATTCCCCGAACTTAGGTGTTACTGGCTCTGTTGGCTCGGTAGGTTCTGCTGGTTCAGCAGGCTCAGACGGTTCAACAGGCACTGTCGGTTCAACAGGATTTGGCTCTTCGCCTCTTTCATCCTGCAATATTACTAATAGCCACTTCCACATCCTACTACCTCCTTGTTATAGGGTGCTTTCGTCAAGTCCATACTTGCCTACGGCTATTCCCTTTGGTTACATAATAAAAATAAATGGTATACTTGCCCCCATTAAAAATGGAGCATAAGGAATTACTTTATTATCTTTTTTTATAATTCTATAAAGCCAAATAGATATCCTTGATATTATAAACGCTGGCAGAACCCATATCCCCACGAATGCCCCTGTCATCGCCATCAATTTTACGTCCCCGCCCCCGCATCTCTTTCTGTTATAAAATAAAGCACCTATTAAAAACATCATTATTGCCTCTCGCCAAAATCCTGTCATTATTCCTCCCAATATAATCGCTGGCAGAACTACAAGGTTAGGGATAGTCAGATACTTAATGTCGGTGAAGCAGAAGAATGCCATCAATAAAAGAAATGAACCAACAATCATTTGTGCTTCCGTCCTAAAACTGACTCTTTAGGTTTCTTTTCCCACCAATGCCTATCATCCATTTTTTCAAATTCCTCTTGTGATAATTCAGTCCCATCTGGGAGGATAATAGGTTTCTTCTTTTTAGTAATATCAGAACCCCAATTTATTTTATTCATTTATGCCTCTGGCCTAATACTGTTTTATTATGCCACTTTGAACTTCCGGGTTTATGTTTATTTATTGAGGAGTAAAAAACTTCTTTGCCTTTCTTATCGCCATACTGTTTTCGCATTGATCCTAATACCGATTGACCGCTTTTTGTAAGTGGCATTTATTCTTCTTCCTCCTCTTTATCCTCTTCTATATTCTCTTTATCGTTTTTTTCTCTTTCCTCGTCGGAGGCATTAAGATATTCTTCCTTACCCATCTTCCCTGCCTTGCCGATGTATCCGAGTTTGTGAATTTCTAATTCAATCCTCTCGTTTTTATTTTCTGAATATTGGTTTATTGATTTTCCAACCACTTTAACAACTAATTCTAAACGGCATGTTTCACCAATATCCTTGCCCATTAACTCCTCGGGGATATTTCTCTCTAAACTAAATGAAGGAAATCTTATTTGTGGTTGTTTTGCTTCTACTGGTGCGCCTGTAGAAATTTTATCCTTATATCCCATGTCTTTTAGTTCCATCATTCCTCCTTCTGTATTTCTTTTTTAATCTCCGCCTCAACCTGCCCAATGAACTGCTCCGGTATCTTTAAGACCCAAGATAATATGTATATCTCGTGGTCGAGGAGTTTTAATTGGTATATGTCCGCATCTGTTGCCCTGTCTATCGCGGTTACCGCCTTGCGTTTCTTTACCTTATCCATATAATCATTAAGCAACTCACAGAATTCCTTCCAACCACGATTGTTTACCATAATGAGTTGGCGTAGTTGATTTGATTTATCGAGCATCTCCTGAAGCCACTTCTCGCGGTCTTGTTTTATCTGTTCTGAAGTTGCTTTAGGTTTAGGTTTAAACAATCCCAGCATTCTGTCCCATCCTTTGC